GCGCCGCCATTTATTTCCGCGTTCAACTCTTTAATCCGCGACTTCGTCGCCTGAGCCGCCCGTGCCAGATCGCGTTGCGACGCGGCACCGCTTTTGGCCAAACGGTTGTAGGCCGCCTGCGTCCGCTGGATTTCGCGGCGGATTTGGTGTTCGGTGCGGATGCCCAGCCGCGCGGTCGCGCTGTACATCTCCTGATACTTCAGCTTGACCGCTGCGGCTTTCTGCAACTGCCGGCTGCCTGTTTTTTCCGCTTCCGCCGCCAAACGGCGGAGGCGGGGCGTGGCGTTGTCCTTAAACTTGGCCACCAGTTCTACGCTATGCTGGCTCATCGGTTGTTCCTTAATTACTATGGCCTTATCCTGAAAACCCATTATCCGCCGATCGTGAATTCGGCTTGAATTAACCAATGTCAGGCAGACAGTAAAAGGCCGTCTGAAAACAGGGTTCCAGACGGCCTTCGGTCAGTTGGATTTGAAAATCAAGTTGTCCGCCACCTGCTTCATTCCCGCAGTAGGGAATGAGATCAGGTCGGCCAATTCGCAGGCATCGAAGCTTATCTTATCGTTTTGTGCCTCATAGAGCAGCTTTGTCAAAATATTCAACGCGGACTGGGCTTTAATCAGGGTGCTGTAATCATCTTCACTCATCAAGTATCCTGTTTTCATGACTCAATCCTCCAAACCCAAAGATTGTTGTGCTTCGAGCAATGCCCGCTTCTGTATCCGTGCCTGACAGCCCAGTTTGCCCGCACGCGAGAATCTCGGATCGGGACGGTAGTCGATGATGCCGAGGCGGTCGAGTTCTTTCAGCCGGTGGCGGACGGCCTCTTTGCTGATGCCCATCAATCGGGCCTTTTCTTCCAAATCCAAATCCATCTGCTGATAACGCATCAGCCTGACCATATCGGGATGGGCTTTCAGATAGGCTTCTTGAAGCAGTTCGGCACGGTCGTGCATCCATTGCAGCTGTTCGCGGTCCACTTCGAGCATGTCGGGCAGGCGGCGGCGGATTTCGGCCTCTAGGGTGTTGAAGGCGGCAATGTACTTCTCCTTCCACTGCGCGGCGGCCGAGCCGGTAAAGCCCATACACAGGAACACGAAACCGTCGCGGGTGATTTCGTAAAACGGTTGCGGCTTGCCGTTCTGCAACTCGTTGTTTTTGTAGCAAAGCTGAAAATTCAGCTTTGCAAACTCGTCCGAACATTCGAGGTTTTCAATTGCTTGAAGAACGTTTTTATGCTTCTTAGCGAAGTGATTGGAAACAGCGAGCGAAGTTGTAACCAGACGGTCGCCGGAGATTTGAACAAGTTGGGTGTTGTTGGTATTCATGATAGAATAGCCTTTCTTTATGTGATTCATAAGGACGGGAAAAGAACGCCCTAACGTTGCTTTTCCATGAAAGCCGATAAGCCCTAACTTATCGGCTTTCTCTTTAACTCGTTACCGAGTGTTTGCATTTTATGATGTAGCTACATCTTTGTCAAGCTGATTTTTAAACTCTTTACGGATTTGGTCTTTAACCCATTGAGAAAAATCAAGATTATTTGCAATATCCAAAATATCTTTCTCTGTTTCTCGATTAAAGGAAACCCGTTTAGTCATTCGGTTGGCTTCCGCCTTTTTCCGATATTCAGCCAGCTTTTTATCAACCATAGGCAAACTCCTTGATTTTTAAACCGCTTGGCGGTATAGTCTAAGAAAGTTTGGGGAGATGAGGCGGTATCGCTACCGCCCCGAGTCGTGTTTTAATTAGTACGCTTTGCTAGAGAGAACTAATAAAATCACTAAGATTAGGATTGTCTTAATCATCTTCATCACCTCCTTTCTTTTTCGATTCCCGCCGCCCCAAACGGCGGGTTTCTTATTTCCTAATCCATGAGTTGAATTATAGATGTAGCTACATTAAAAGTCAAGCATTCCCCCGACAAAATCAAAGGAAAAAGGCCGTCTGAAATTGTTTTCAGACGGCCTTTTGACATTACGCCTTTATTTTCTCGGCAGGCTGTTTTCCGCTTCAGATATGGCTTTGCGGCATGCCTGCATAGACTGGCGATAAGATTGGTAACTGTCCCTATCCGAATCGGTTACTCCGCCACCTCCGCTTGCAACCATAATTTTCACTAAAGTTTCCGCGTTTTTTGCCGCCGCGCCGCAGGATTGGAAGGGGTCGTCCGCATCAGGATTTTCCCCATAATAGCCGACTGCTTGCGTGATATTTTCGCGGTATTTCGCCAGACTGTTCCCGCTTGGCATTTCGCCTTTTAAAAACCGATCAAAATCCCCGCCAAGACCTTGCTGCAAGACACGAAAACGGGCGGCACGTTCAAAATAATCTGCCTGTTGTCCGCTGGCAAATTTATACTTATCCGCAAAGTAATACTTATTTTCTTCTGTTGTTGAAGCTGCCGGTTTTTGCTCGCTACAGGCTGACAATACTGCCGCTAAAGCTAAAATATAAAACGCTTTCATAAAATCTCCCATAAAAAATGCCGTGTTATCCCCACGGCATTATAATTTAAAACAACCCGCCTTACTCACGCTCATTATCCGGCTTCTTCAGAATAATTTGGATGCCGAAATCGAGCTTATTCAGGGATTAAGTAGCGTACCGTCTGCTCCATCCGCTTAATCTCTTCCAGCGTCAGGATTTTGCCGGACAGGGCATTTTCCTGCCAAATACGCTGTAACACCTTACGCTATTCGGGTGTCAATTCGGACGGCGTTTTTGTTTCTTGCATCATTTTTTCCTTTCTTTAAAAACAGCCTTCGCCAAAAAGTGCCGCCCCGTTGTCTACTTTTAACGGCGGGTGCTGAAAATCTTGGTATTGCGCCTGCAGGCAAGCCATTAACTCCGCCCGCTCGTTAGGCGGTAAGGGTTTGAAATAGATGTCGATAATCAAGGAAGCTGTTGCTTGCAAATCGCTCATTTTTTCTTACGCTTGCTGATAAAGGTTTGGGTCTGCCCGCCCGTGGCGGCGGATGGTTTGAGGTTCGCAGGGACAAACCACGGCATCACTACCGGCGCGGCGCGGCCGCGCTCAATTAAGTCGGCCTGCATCAACCAGCCTTCCAGTTCGGGCCGGGTCATGCCGTCGATTTGGGCGGGCGTGATGCCGTATCGGCCGAGTTTTAAGACGGCGTATCGGTAACGGTTGGTGCGGGGTGCGGGCAAAGCCGCTTTTTTTGCAGCAGCTCTTGCGCCCAGTACAGCGCGTCAAAGTCGGCGGCAGTCATCTCGTCGAGCAGCAAATCAGGTGTCAAAGATTCGACTGCTAAGCCGCCCAATTTATCCAGTGAGGCGGCATAGGCGGCAATCAGCCGCGGTTGGCCTTCAAGTTGCGGGTCAATCTCCATGTCTTCACGCACGGTTAAAAGGTGCATGGCAAAATCATGGTGCATTTCGCCGTCAATCACACCGATGCCGTATTTCAGACGGCCGGTAACGGTTTTCAGGTCGGGGGAAACGCGCAATTCGTAATCTTCGATGGCGCGGATGAGTTCGGGGGAAAATTCAGACATAAAAAAGCCCTTAAACGTTGGTTAAACCTTGTATCAATCAAGGCTTGATTGTCGTTTAAGGGTTATGGCTCCGAAATTTGTCGGATGTCAGGCAGAATACAGAATGACGCTAAGAATATGCTGTGATACCATCATTTCTCCTACATAAAGATATAAAGGAAAACTTCTATGAAACATTTATTTTTATTGGTAAAGGCGGCATCAAAGCCTGTACGGCAGACGGAAAGTTCCTATGTAAAGATGGTACTTTAAGCAAATCCAAAAAGATATGCAGTAGTCGATAAATATCTCGTAGAAAAACCCGCAATCATGCGGGTTTTTCCAATTTACTCCAATACCTTCCGAATCGCAAAACCGGTTACATCCACCACTAGCTCGTTGTCCACGGTATAGCTTTCGCCCGCTTCGGTGGCGCAGAAGCCGAGGTACGATGTCGGGCGCGCACCTTTTACGTCCGGCACCAGGCTGATTTTGGCATCGTCGATCTTTGCCCAGTCCACTGCCGTGCCGTCGGTCGGCACCACTGCGGTAAAGGTAATGTCGTATTGGCCGACGCCGCGGGTATAGCCTTTAACGCGGCGGGTGCGGTTCATGGTTTTTACGGGCTTTTTGCCGGTGTTGTCTTTCACGTCGATTTTGGTGACTTCGACTTCGTTTGCGCCCAGATAGAGGATGACGCTGCCAACGTATTCGGTACTCATGTTTCAGCCTTTCTTACAAATATAAATCTACAACCATACCTACTACATGCAGGCCGTTGACGACATCGCTGGGAATGCGGCAGTTCAACATGCCGGTGTTTTGCAGGTCGCGTTCCACAATCAGTTTCGGCAGGTTTTCTTCCACGCGCTCCAAAATTTCCAGCTCTTCGCAGCGCATCAATACGTCAATCAGTTCGCTGCGCACGCGCGGCGGGGTGCGGTCGCTCAATTTGTCGCGCGGGAATCTTAGGGCGATGCGGTCGACGCAGGCGCGGCTTACATAAATCAGGGTGCGCACGGTGGTTACGTCCAGCAGGCTTTCGTCTGCCGTGCCGTTGGCGGTTTTGGTGTAGGTGGTGATGGCGCGCACGATTTGCGCCTGCGTACCGGCCGGACTGGTTTCAATCGGGGTCACGCCGTTATAAAGGGCGTTTTCCTGCTCTGTGCGCATGGTTTTGTCTTTGCTTTCGCACACGCCGATGCTGTTTAAGGCCAGCGTGTTCAACGGGCGGGCGGGGTCTTCTTCGCTCGCCATCACGGCGGCAAAGGCGGCGGCCAGCTCGCAAGGCAGGCTGGGGGTGCCGCGATACCATGCGCTGACGATATGGCCGTGGTTCAGACGGCCTGCCAAGGTGGTGGCTTGCGCCAGCGTGCCGGTTTGGCCGTATACGCCGATTGCCCAACGTTTTTCCATCGGGCTGGCTACGGTATCCAAATGGGCACGCAGTTTCAGCAGGTTGGTTTCGTCGTTGATGCCGCAGGCGATGATGTGGTGGCCTTCGGCGACCACGGCATTGAGCGCGGCGGCAATATCGGGGTTGGCATCGCCGCCCGTCATGGCGGTAACGGCGGCGGTAATGCCTTCGGCGGTATTGCCGGTTTTGATGCGGATGGCGTTGCCGGCCGTACCTTTGTTTTTGGCGGTAAGCGTCACCACTGCTTCGGCAACGGTGGCGGTAACCGGCAAATCGGGCACGGCATCGATGGCGGCTTTGACGGCGGCGGCAACGGTGGCTGCGGTGTCATCGGCACCGATGCCGATGGTTAAAGTGTCGGCATTGGCAATGCTCACACGCAACACGCCTTGGGTATTGGCTGTGCCGCTTAAGGTGATTTTGCCGGCGGCGGCCACTCCGGCCTTGTTGTCGGCTACGGTAATCAGGCTTAAATCGGCATAGGCATAGGCTTTAATCGCGGCGGTAACCATCAGGTGCGCCATGCTGCCTGCGCCGTATTTGGAGGCCGCATCGGCGGCGGAAAATACGTTCTCCAGCTCGGTAAGCCCACCCAAGGCGGGATTGTTGTGCTGCGCCACAATCAGCACGCGCTGTTTGTTGGTGGGCAGGTTGCGCACGGCCAGCTTGGTGTTCCATTCGGCGTACACGCCCGGCTTGCGGGTGCTGGCGGGGATTTTTTCAAAATTGATGTTTGCGGATGCCATTATTTGCTGCCTTTCGCGGGTGGGGTGTCTTCGGTTACGGCCACAAGGTCGCCGTATTCGATACAGCGGCGGTAATAGGCGGTATCGGGTACGGTAACGGTTTCCCGGCCGTTAATGTATTCGTGCGGGCTGCCTTCCAGCGGCACTTGCAGGCCGTCGGCGGCGCGTACTTTAATGGTTTCGTTCATGGTTTCACCTCGGTTTC